GCCCAAGATACCCCTCCTACTGTAGGGGGATTTATTGAAACGCAATTGGTGGTGCAAACTGGCAAATGTGGCACTGCTAACTTTAAATCTTTAGCACAAACATCGACGATCACGTACACGTCCGACAAAGCAGACGGAGCTGTAATTGGTTCCATAACTTCCATTATAATACTCCCATTAAAATTGGCTCTGGAGTAAGCATACGAAGGGGCTGTAGACCCAGCCACATAGAGAGTAGGTGCTCCAAAATTTGCTTCACCGGTTAGTAAACCGGTCACCTGTTGCCACGCACTAGGTGCACCAAAAGGAATAGTCATAACAACCTCTCGCTCAACTGATAGATCTATTATCTGGGAATACAAAACACCTTCGGGCACAGCACCAGTAGGTATTGATCCCGAGGGGTCATAATACACGCGAATCTTACCTTTATGAAACTGGGTGGCCAGAATTGTAAACTTAAATTGAATATCTCCCCTCCAATACTTAAAGAGAGACGATATATAAGCCATAGGGGTGACACCCAAAGCGTAACCGGTGAATGTGTTGTACGTGATGGTCTGGGATCTATAAAGCTCAGGAGTCACATAAGCTGTAAACAATCGTGTACCGGCTGTAGCCCCGGCTGCGACTGTCAAAGTGGCTAAAAACGAGGGCTTCCCACCCAAGTATGCTATATCCAACTCATCAATAGGTTCTTCTCCTACAGTAGCTGGGCTAGTATCGAGCCCAGAAGATAGGGCAACACCGAGGCTATCTACAGGGATGTGCAACTCCGTACTAGATAATGCTGGTAAGGGATCATTCCTTGTCACAGAAACTGGCGCATTGTTGGACACATTCGTCAGGCCAACTAATTTAGCCAACCTAGCAGCTCCGGCCACCCACCGAGAGGCTGCTGGCATACCAAATCTATCCATGTCTTTGCTAACACCCTGCAAAGTGTTAGACTGGTAAACTAATGAAGGAGAAGAAACCTCAACGTCAGTGAGCCAACCAAAAACCTGCACAGTTGCATCGATACCTGAGGCTATTCCAGTATATTTCAACGGAACAAAGGAATTCATAGTAATAGTCAAGTAAGTTCCAGTGTCTGGCAAGGGAAGCCATTCCATGGGGTGGAAAAACTTATAGCTCATAGTATGTTGTGTGCAACTGGGGGCTATGAGCCTAAAAGCGCCAGGACGCTGGGATCGCTGCATGAGAGTCAAAGATCCTGCCGTGGTAATAGCGGTAGCTTTAGCGGGACCATCTGGTTCTCCAACCGAATTAAATGAGGCTGGTACAGCCAGCGGATAAGTAGAAATTTGTAAGGCACCGTACTGAAAGGGAGACGCATTAATAGTAAATTCCAAATTTATAGTGAATCTCATTAAAGAATAGCCCTTCAATTTGTTCGACAACGCCGTATTCGCCAATATTAGATCCAATGGGTCGAATGATA